GAGGGCGATACCTGTGTATTGAACGATCCTCCGCCCAACAAGGCGTTGGAGCTGGCGAAGTGCCAGCGGTATTTTAACCGTATTGAAATAGCACAAGGAATTACAAATACATCAACACAGTATATTCCAGTTTTTTTACATTACACGAACATGAGATGTAACCCTAACGTTACTGTTCATGGAAATATAACCGATGGAGGTGGCACTCCATTGACCGTAAATGTTTTATCAACGATGTTCACAAGCAACTCGGCAAGTTATATTAAACTGTCTCAGCAAATAAATGGCGCTGTTATTTTCAATGATTTATGGCTTGATGCAAATTTGTAAGAGGTTGACTAATACGAATTATAATGAGCTTTTCTGAATTTTTATGGTGATAATAGAAAAACATGAAATTCTACCTTTCCGTGTCAATTGGCGTCGATAATGATGCGATCTGACGGATGAACATCCAACGAATATGCTTCTTTCGAAGCGTATCCGACCGAAGCTAGATATAGCCTATTCCCCATCACCAATTTATCTGTGGGTGTGAACTTAGAATGTTCTAAATTTTTGGAAAAAATTCTAAAATAATCTCCGACTATTATGTTGGGATTGGGTCTTGGTGTGGTCGGGAGCGGTATCGAAAACTGTACGGAGCCGAAGGTATTACTAGTCGCAGTTGAGATGCAAACCCCTTCGTAAAAATCTAGTATTTGCAAATACCGCTGGCACTTCGCCAGCTCCAACGCCTTGTTGGGCGGCGGGTCGTTTAGCACCCAGTTGCCAGCGGCGTCTTGGTGGGCCAGCGTTTGCCGGGGGCCTAGTTCTAGCTTGGCGGCAAGATAATCTGTATACCCTGTTGTTTCTGGATTTCGATCAGAATAGGAATAAACTTTAAGGTAATTCAAATCTTCCGGCAGAGTCGCCGTAATAGAATTGATGTCCCAGCCCTCACTTGGGGGTAATCCGTCTATCACTCTCAATACTCCACTGTTTGTATAAAGTAAAAGTGCACCGGTTCCTGTCCCTCTGCGCAGAACAGAAAACGTTACCGTTTTCCCCGCCAAAGCTTTTGCGTTTTCAAATACATGCCAAATTGAATTATCAACTGATTTCCTACCAGCATTATCCGTGATATTTTGGGTTTTGCTATGCCGAATGTATCCATCCTCAATTTGCAGCGTGCCGCTGCCATCAGCGACATCTTGTCCAAACCTGTCAATCGTGTAACCATTTCCGGTATACTCCGTCAACCCCATTTGGTTAACTGGGTCCGGAAAATACCAGTTATCCATCATATTTAGATTACTGTTCTGATTACCTATCCATTCTCCTGTTGATGCACTATACTGGCTGCATAAAGCATATTGTAAATCATAATTAAGCAGATCGTTAATAATCCAGTTCCCGGAGGTATCCTTGTGCGCTAGAGTTTGCTTAGAGCCAAGTTCAAGTTTTGTTGCTATCAAATCAATTATAGAATCTGCTTCAAGAGTTTGTATAATAATGGAGATATAAAATTCACTATCTGGTGCTGGCATTGTGAATATGAACTCTTTCATTTCTAACTCGCTGTTTGCTTCAAAGTCTTTTGTTATATATTTGTTATATCCATAATAAATCAAAAGTCGAAACTTCTTATTAGATTTCAGTAAAAACGAAAGTGTATATACATTACCGATCAGAATGGCATCATTATCCAGATAATATTGAAGTGCCCATTGTGCTGTCTCTCTAGTTAATTGGATATATCTATTCATTATAGATAATGATGCACCAATTAACAATTTCCATTTGTCAATGGCATATATCTCACCTGTATACTGGGACATACCATTTCTGTTAACTGGCTTTCTAAAGTCCCAGTTAATCAGCAAATTCTGGTTACTAGCAGCGCCAATATCAGGCGGCGTCAGGGTGATATTCCCCTCGCTGTCTGGCTCTATGCCGTTGACACTCGCCGGGTAGCCTCGCGGTCCCTGTTTCCCTTGCGGGCCCTGGGGACCAATCTCTCCCTGCAAGCCTCGTGGGCCAGCGGGACCAACGTCTCCTTGCGGCCCCATAGGGCCTACAGGCCCTTGCGGACCCGGTTCGCCAGGGTCGCCTACAACTTTTCCTAAATCAATATCCGCCATAGCTTTATCTCTCCTTTATGTAATCGTTAAGTATAAATGTCCATTCTGTTCTATGTGGAAATCCTTCGGTTCTTCACCGTCCGCATAGGTGTAAATCAAATGTCCATTTTCGTTGATGTTTAAAGCAAAAATACCACTTGCAGAAACAGCGACGCCACTCATTCCCGGGGGGCCCTGGGGGCCTGGCGGGCCTTGTATTCCCTGCGGCCCTGCTGGGCCTATCGCTCCGGACGGACCGGCTGGTCCTGGAGCGCCTTCCTCTCCCCTGGGTCCCTGGATACCGGACATATCTGTCAGGAATACCCATTCTGTACCATTGTTGATGTAAAGCTTGGCCGTCGCGTCCAATTCCACGCTGCCCTGAATCGCCGCCATGTCGTTTTTGTTCGTGTTTGGAAAATCGGCTTCCATTTCCTCAACGCTGGCGTAGGAATGGTTAATGGTTAGAACGGAAGCCGCGCCGGTATCCTCATACTTTCCGGTCGTGGCGTTCCAAACCCACCATGTGCCATTTATGGCCTGTGCCGGTTTTCCGCTGTACTGCTTCGCAACATCTGCACTGAGCGCAGATTGGTCGGCGTAATTCTTTGATAGTGCCGCGCTGTTGGCAGCGTTGGCAGCGCTGCTGCTTGCTGCTGACGCGCTGTTGGACGCACTGTCTGCGTATCCTTTCAATTCTCCGCTTAGGATTCTGCTGACAGCCTCGTCGATTTTCTTGCCGGTATGTATGCTCTTATAGCTTTTCTCCGCCATGATTCGCCTCCTTAGTAGTAGACCAGAATGCAGCCGTCGCCGCCTACGCCGCCGTTGCTTCCCAACCCTCGTCCTTCAGCCGTTTTTTGCAGCAAGATTATCCTTGATGGCGTTCCAGGGTCCGTGCCTTGCGTGTATCCGCTTAAAGATGTATCAATCGCAGCTCCGCCCGCGCCGCCTTGACCGCCACCTCCGTTACCGCCTCTGCCGCCTACGCCAAGTCTGGTTTCCTTCGCGGGCGCTACAGCGTCTGCACCCTGGCCGCCAGCGCCGCCGTGCCCAATCGCCATTCTTTCTGACGTGTTCTTTGATGCGTAAGCATATCCATATGGTTCATTTGTGGATTTATAGCCGTTCGCACCAGCCGCCGCGCCGCCGCCCGCGCCATACATGCCGCCAGCCGTTATTGAGTAGGACATTGGGCGGTTGTAGTTATCATCGACGTATCCCATTAGGGCAGTACTACTTTTCGCGATATGTTCCAAATGATTGGGTCCGCCATAGTAGGTAATTCCGTTATAGACAAGGCTTGGACCAGGGGTTTGGCTTTCCAGAAACGCAACACCGTCTAAAAATCCGCCTCCCTTTCCTCCCGCTATTCCCGTCGACCCCCTGCCGCCATAGGTATTTCCGGTTATAATATCCATATACCCATAGTCGCTTGGGGAACCCGATGCGGAAGATACCGGCCCAAAGACGGTTGCGCTTCCATTTTGCCCTGGATTGGACGGGTCGTTTTCCAAAGCTCTGTCTTTCACGGAAACGCCCCCCGCGCCGCCGGTGCCGCAGCTATACGAAAACACTTGGCCGGGCGTTACGTTCAAGGTCGTCTGATAGATATTGCCGCTCTGCCCGCCCTCTCCGGGCAAGCCGCCGTCGCCGCCTGTTCCAGTCATAAGCAGCTTACTTCTCGTGTTCCAATATCCGTCGTATTCATCCTTTATGGAACCCGGTTCCGAAAGCTTTCCACTGTGACCGGAATAGCCGCCCTGTGCGCCGCCAATCGCCACGACATGGAGTTTTTCTTTTCCCGCCGGAACCACAAACGTCCCGACGCCTGTCAAAAGAGCCACATTCTCATAGACCCCGCCGCTGACCGGCGTATAACCCGCGACAAACTCTGTGTCGGCAAGCAGGGTTCCGCTCACGTTGATGTCCATTGAGGAGATAAGGCCCTCGTCCGGCTCATAAAACGGGTTGTTGAACCCTACGAAATCCCCTGGTCTCTCCGCGTTGACCAACATCTTCGACTTGATGGTTCGCGCGGAGGAATAATAGCTTGCCACGCGGTCCGTCACAGCGTCGCTATTGATTAAGTTGACAAGCGTTGCGTCCTCTACCCTGGCCACGTTCTTATCTCCGACCATATTGGACGTTTCCTGTGAAATGGTCCTGTGGACCTCTCTTGTCGTGTGGGTGTATCTTTTTCCGGTCAGTATCGCATGGCCGCCCGGCGACAGAGCGGCGTAATTGACTCCGCTCTCTAAAATGGAGACGCCAGACGCCGACAGGCTATGAACGGGTTGGTCAAAGGTGACAAGGATGCCGTTCAGAGTAGTCCCTTTCGGGGATACGAACGTCGCGGCTGTCACAGACCCGTCATACAGCGTTACCGTCTCGTCCAACGACGTGCTGAAAAAGCTGTGCTCAATCACAACGGCTTCGCTCACCGCGGCGGGATAGTCCACGCTGCCGCCCAGCATGAGCCGGTTATCCGGAATTTGGAACGGCACGCTGGTATTCAGCAATTCAAAGGATATATTCCCGTTGTTGCTCTTCTTGATCGCGACGCCTTGCGCGAACAGCAGCTGCCGCAGATTGTCCCGGCATGTGGAAATGGGAAGCCATCCATAAACGCGAATGCGCTTGACATTGTTCGCAACCGTGTACGGAATCGCGTTCCCAATGATATCCCACAAGACCTCCTCCATCGTCTGTCCCGTATACAGGCCGCCGTAATGCCGGATATTGCCCAGAAGACCAACGGCGGACACGCAGGAGATCGCGTAAAAAAACTTGCTCACCCGGCGTATGGAAGACATATAAAATGTGGAGAAAATGGTTTCGTCCCGGTAATAATCTACTCGCTGGCCGTAGGTGAACTGGCTCGGGTCTGTAACCAGAATGTTGAAGTAGGGACGGACCGTGAAAAGCCGGTCATCCGATGTGCGCATGCTGTCGGCGTCCGCTGGCGCGAAGGTGGTGCCTACCTCCTGGGAAAAGTCCATCTCCCCGTCCAGCGTGTCCACGCCCAGCTCTTCGAACGCAAGAGAGTTGGATAGAAATATTTTAATATTCTTGATCTTTTCCTCGTTGAAGGTTATTCCATTGCAGACTACTTTGTTTCTCGCCATCCGGTCACCGCTCCTCAAAAGTGACGCTTAGTCCAGTCCAACGAATCAAACCGTCCCCACCCATTCCGCACTCCTTTTGCGGCGTAGTCGTAAAGGTGCATTCTGCTTCGCGGTACCCTTTCGTCCTGGGGTCGTAAAATTGGACTGTTGCATAATCACGGCTCGGATCATACAATGTACTAATCAATGTATCGGACTGCTCTTCCGTTAGAGGCATGCAGGTTGCAGATATTGTGATTTTGTATGCACGAACATCATCCAGAAAGGAGCCATCCATCATAGTAGTTTGGTTTCCGCCCTGTATCTTTCGATAATTGCAGGTATATCCCCATGGTGTGAAGTAAGATGTATAATCCACACCATTTATTACAATACTCTTTCCCATTGTCTACCTCTTTACCAGAGATGGGCCAACAAGCTCTTTTGCTCGCTCATTGTAGCGGACCATCTTTCTCGCAAGGACCATGCCGTCCAGCTCAGCCGTTAGATTTATGGTGATATCCTTTTCATTGGTGCCGGATGTGTCTCTCATCATGTTAAATGCTGGATTGTTTACGTCGTATCTCCCGTTCGCCTCCAATCCAACTGACGCCGTTCCAAAGTCCATGCCGCCCTCTATCTGGCCTTTGATGCGGGAAAACTCATTGTCCCATCCTTCTCCAAGCCCGAGAGCCATGTTTTCACCGATTCCGGCGAATACACGGGATGGGGAATGGATTCCTAAAAAGTCTTTTACCCCTCCAACAATGTCTCCGAAAAATCCCTTGACATCCTCCCAAAATTCCCCAGCAGCAGATTGTATTCCTTCCCAAATTCCTTTTACAATTGCAACACCTACCTCCACTAATGATTTCAGAAGCTCTGGGATCGCCTCAATGAAAGCAACCCCGAGATTTATCATGATTTCCGGAACTTTTGCTAAAAGCTCGGGAAGCGCAGCTGCAATACCTTCAGCAAGAGCAATTATAATTTGCAGTGCCGCGTCGAGTAGAACAGAAAGATTGTCCGGGTCCGTCAAAATATCGACAATTTCCAAAATAATTTCCACAATAGAAGGAATCAATTCTGGACTAGATTCTGCAAGTTTTTCCGCCAGTGTCGTTATTATCTGTAAAGCGGATTCAGCAAAAAGTGGTAGATTTTCAATAATGACATCAATCAGCTTTTCAACTATTGATATTGCAGCATCAGAAAATTTATCTGTATTCTCTGTAATCGCACCAATCATAGCCTCAAGTAGAGCGATTGCGCCATCTATGATTGCGGGGGCATTTTCTATGAGAGAATCAACCATATTTGAAATGGTGTCGGACGCCATTTCTTGAATCTCATCCTTACTTTCAACTAGACCTTTCCCTATGGCACCAAGGATATCCATGCCTACGGTAAAAAGAGCTTCGTGATAGGAAAGGAATGCGTTGACAATCAACGGTATAAACTGGCCTATGTTCTCCGAAATGATTTCACCAGCCGAAAGAAACCCTTGAAAGATAAGCCGGATGATTCCTATACCAAATTCCTGCATTTCTGTAACATGGCTTGAAAGCCAAGAAGAAATACCTTCGCTCAGTGTAATAAGGATGTTATTTCCAGCCTCAAGAATTTCAAATCGCGCATCCAAAATCCCTGTTGCCAAAGACTGCATAAACTGCATACTGACATTCGCAAATTCTGGGGCTTTCTCTGCCAGCAGTGTAATTCCATCTGTGAAAACACCGGACAACGCCTCCATGAAACCGGATACGCCGCCGTTCTGAAATCCTTCAAGAAGATTTTGCATAGCCTTTGATCCAAATTTCGCAAAATCTCTTAATGTTGGCGTTAGCCCGTCAGAAATAGCAATCTGCAAGGATTCAAAGGCGCTGCCAAGCAAAGTTAAATCGCCTTGAAGGTTGTCGATCATTGTCGCGGACATTTCTTCCGCCGCACCCTTGCAGTCGTAAATTGCTCCGCTTAGCTTTTCAAAATCTTCTGGAGCCGCATTAATGATTGCCAGCATACCGGACATCGCTTCTTTTCCGAAAAGGGTGGATGCTGCGGATGCCTGGGTTGCTTCGTCAAGCCCTCCCATTTTTTCCCTAAGCTGAACCATGACATCTTGCAGAGACATCATGCTTCCGTCCGTATTTGTCAAAGAAATACCATACTCATCCATGACAGCCGCCATATTCTTTGTGGGGGATGCCATGTTGGTCATTGCTGTTCGGAGAGATGTGCCAGCCTGTGAAGCCTTAATTCCACTGTTTGCCATAAGACCAAGGGCGAGAGAAGTATCTTCCATTGAATAGCCAAGAGCTCCGGCAACCGGGGCAACATATTTGAAGGATTCACCAAGCATTGATACGTTTGTATTTGCGTTACTGGAAGCAGCCGCCATAATATCTGCAAGTCGGCTGGATTCGTCTGCACTTTTCCCAAACGCGGTAAGCGCGTCAGTCACAATATCAGAAGTAGTTGCTAGGTCTTCGCCAGACGCAGCGGCAAGGCTCATAATGCCTTCAATACCGCCTATCATATCCTCTGCTTTCCAGCCAGCCATTGCCATGTATGTCATAGCTTCACCGGCCTCAGAAGCGGAGAATTTAGTTTTAGCGCCCATTTCTAAGGCCTTATCTCTTAACGCATCAAATTCTTCCCCAGTAGCGCCAGAAATAGCGGATACCTCAGACATAGTTGCATCAAAACTCATGCCTGACTTTACAGAAGCTGCGCCAAACCCAGCAACAGCAGTGGAGGCCGCAGCAAATCCTTTAAGAGCTGACATGGCGGCACTTCCCGCTTTCTCTCCGACGCTCTCAACTGCCTGGAATCCCGTTGCAAGGCCTTTTTTAATCTTTCCTGCTACATTGACTATGTTATCTGCCGCTTTCTCCCAGCTCGCAGAAAATCGAGCGGCGTTTTTTTCAGCGTTTTCTGCCGTTTCATATTGGCTTTTGTCAATGTCTGCGTATGCTTTTTTCAAAGCGTCTGACTTGCTTATCCCTTGTTGTTTTTGGTATGTTTGAGCCAATTTCATGACATCAGATTTGTATTCGGCATTAGATTTTTTTACCTTCTCCATGCCTTTTTCATATTCGCTTGTATCCAAACCAATTGTCGCGAATAGCTCAAAAACGTTCACTCCCTCACCTCCCTCAGTTTCTTTCGTATGTTGGCAATGACATCCTTCGCTGTTCTGGTTTCCGCCGGTTTCGCGTCAAACAGCTCGGCAAAACGCATTTGCGGGTATTGGCCCATTTTTCTGTTTGAGTAATAGGCGGCGGAAGCGGCGCTGTTTTCAGAAATCAACCGCAGGGAATCCGTCACATAAATTTGGTATGCTTTTTCAAGCTCCCTATCGCGAATCAGCATGGGTAGTACGGTTATATACCCCCGGACCCGCAGCCGCGCGGAACAGGACAGGAGCGCCTTTAGGACACGTTCTCCTCCTGCTCCGCACACGATCTGAAAAAATCCACAAGCGCCTTGTCCTTTACAACATCCCGAATTTGTGACGCTGTTACCAAGAAATTCTGCTTTCCGATCGCTTCCAGCGTCTTTCCATTCAAGACGGACAGAATGCCGTACACGTCCGCGCGATGGTTTTTCAAGATGATGGGGACCAGAGCGTTGATTTTCCTGGCCCCTTCCAACATGACCTCCGATTTGCTTTTCATATGCTCGGGGTCAATCTTGCGCCGAAGCTCCTCGGTCAAATCGGCATCGATAATTATGTTGTTGATGTACGGCGTCAGCGAACAGAGTGCGTCCAAGGATTCATCGGTTGTAAATTCAGAAAGTTTCATCTTACGCTGCCTCCTCTTCTGGTGCTTCCGTAGTTACGCTAGTACTGAAAAACTCCATCGGCATTATGTCCTGGGTCTTGATAGAGACGTGCCCGGTCAGTTCCAAAGAAACCTGCCCTTTCCCGTTTTTTGTCGTCTGTAGGGAGAATCCGCCTGTTGAAAGTGCGTTAATCAGGCGAACCGCCGCCATCCCGCCGTCGGCTTTGTCTCCTACCCACCAGATATCCGCAAAGTCTGTCTGTTTCAGGTCGCGTCTGGGCCTGATTGCGCCGGTCGTTTGGTCGATATCTGCCGCGCCCAGGGAAAGACGGATAAGTTCCGGGGACATCCCCAGGGAAGTCGTGGAAAGCTTGCATTCCCAGCCGTCCAGGTGCTTAAACTCCATTAGGTTAGTCGGCGCGTTGTCCACATCCTCCGCGAAGTCGCTGTAGGTCGGGACACAGGTCGCGTTGATGCCGCCCGTTGTCGCACAAATGATGTCTTCGTCCGCCGGTTCCGCCGCTGTATCGGGGTCGAATTTATTGAGTAAAACGCCCGCGTCAAGCTGTAAGCCGGAAAATGCGTTTTGTGGAATTTTTGTGAATTTACCCATTGTTTGTTGTCCTTTCTTAATTTTCTGTTAGATATTCAGCGGTGACATTGATATAGCGCCGCTTAATGTTTGCCGATGTTTCATCTGCCAGGCTTTGACACCACGGGGAGCCGCGTTTCAGCCAAATGTATCCGCCGTCGCAGGGGAGGATTTTCCCACCCCGTCCAATTGCCTTGGACAACTCCCGCGCCTTTGCATTGGGAGGCCCCTCTTGTGTCGTGAAGTACCATAGATTTACAGTCAGTCCCACAGGTTCCTCCTCAAAAAAAGAGGTGATGACTTCGTATGTCAGGTATGGGAAAACCACATCGTCTGGTACTGCGGTAGATGGATAGGCCGCAATGCCAAAGCCGCTGAAAAACTGTTTGAGAGCCGCTTCTTTTGTCATGGAAAACCTCCAAGCGGAAAACAGGTAGCACTGATATATTGGTTCGCATAGGCATTGAACAGAATCCGCATCTTTTGTTTGTCTACATCACTTTCAAGGCCAAATTGCTTGATTGCCATATCAATTACCGCATCCATGCCACTGAAATCCACTAAAGGAGTATAGTCTTGGCAAATATCCGTGCATTGGCACTCACTCACACTCATAGTGGTACTTTGCATAGGACATCTGGAACCGCTACACTTTCGCTTTTTGTCGTTCATACAGTACCCCGCATTCTCATTTCATTGGCCGTTTTCCCACATCCCGGGCATTTGCATTGGTAAAAGATGTCGTTGTACTGACTTCCCGTTATGTACTCATCTTTTTCTGCCTCAAACAAACAGCCACAGGAACCACAATGAAAACGTTTTGTTGCTGAAAAGACCAGCTTTGGGTTGCCGTTTTGAATGATTTTCATATTGCTCTATCCTCCGGAGAGAGTGACCGAATGCGCTCAATGGCCTGCTCCGGTGTATGCCCATCCCACTCTGGTGCATGTCCCAGCTCCTTCACACGAAACAAATCCCAATACGGGTCAATGTCATAGTGATAGGTGGCTTGTCCTTCCGGCGTTTCGATTCCGACGATGAACATTCCGTCGTACATCGGCCCGCCGCCCTCATGGTGCCGTTTGGATTTCCAGGCAAGGTCGGGATGAGAATTGCAAATTATACTGAACAGGATTGCACGGTGATGGTAAAGCTCATCAAAGGTGTGGTAGCCATCAGAAACTTTCCCTTGCACAAATGGTGTAGAACGGAGGATAATCTTTCCGCAGTCCTTACACCGCCACACGCTCCGTTTCCCTCCGGCCATATTGGTTTCATCTGCGGTGATGTTTTGGACAAATTCAAGCGGCTTGTCCAGATGCTTGCAAAACAGTTTCATACCGCCCCCGCCTCCTGCCACGCCCTCCAGATTTTCGGGCCCTGAATGGCGATCCAGTCCACAAGTTCCTCGTTCTGCGCCCACGGGCTGTTTTCAGCAAGGCCGCACTCAAACAGGAAAGCGTGTACCAACTCATGCCGGATATTTTTCTTGCGCTGAATATCCAGTTGAGCCTTTACGCCTGGTTTCCCGTCGTCGCCCTCGTAGGTTTCCACAACGATTTCCTTTGTGGTTTCATCGCAAAAACCGTCCGAGCCATCCATTCGTGGGTCATCATGAACGCGCGTGATTATGTACTCAGTACCCAAAATATTGATTTTCATATCCGACCTCCTTTTGCATAAAAAAACCCGCCACCTCATACGAGATAGCGGGGGAATGGTTACTGTTATTTACTTTGTCATGCCATGTAGAACGCAAACGCAAACACAGAAGCAATGGCAACCGCCGCAACGCCAAATGTGCCGCACAGCGCCGCAACAATCCAAATCATAATTCTGTACCTTCTAATGATGAAAAATCAAATAGATTAACAGGAATATTACAGGCATCAAAAATACTTTGTACCATTTGCCCTATTTCTTTGTAGCTCCTACCTTCTTCAATCATTATTTGCCTTGTAATTGTAATCAAGTCAGCTAATTCATTATAGTCAGGAATAACAGGAATTGTCTCTAATGCAAAATTTTGCTTTAATGATTTAAGGAGCTTCTCTGATTTTTCTGAAAGGTGTAAGGATTCATCTTTATAAATAATACTGCATGGGAATATTCTTAGTGCTTCCGAAAATGATATGTTAAATAACTCACAACTAGAAATTCTAAATTTTTTGAAATATTTATGCAAGAAAAATTCATTTTCTACATAGTTTGTATGTTCTTTGCTAATTGCAAACCGTCCTATTTTTGTTTTACCGTACACCTCCGCACTTCGGACCAAATCTTTTAGTCTTTTGTATGGATTTTTAGTGCTACCAATTTTAATAAGTTCTTCTCCATATTCTAATATATAGAAAAATCCCATGTATTTATTTGACTTTGAACTATCTACCTTCAAAACCTCATTATGTTGCGCCCTCTCAAAAATTTGCAGCTCGCTCATTTGCGCACCTCCGCTTTGGCGGCGCGGTAGCCTTTGGCCTGACCGTATTTGAAAGCAAAAAGAATCGCTTCAAAGGTCGGCATATCGGACACCGCAAATGCTTGCCGTGTGTTCAACTGATACGAAATTGTCTGCGCTATGTCCATCTTCGTCCGCTCTATGTACCGCTGCATTTTCTCGATTTCGCTCATGGTGAAAAACCTCCTTGATTTTTCACCCGGAGGCTGGTAGAATGGATTTACCAAACCTTCGGGCGCGGTGAGTTGAAACAGTCTGTTACTTTCCACGGTGGCGGACTGTTTCTATTTTTGTGCCAAAAGCAGGTATATTCCCTGTCGGATTGCTTCACCTTTTGTAATTCCATGCTCCTTGCAATAGGATTCAAGCAGCCTTTCCGTATCTGCGTCAATCCTAATGCTAAAACGAGTATGTTTCGGGTTGTCCGACTTTGGCCTTCCCGCTGGTGACATCTGCATCACCTCCATTTATGTCACACCATTATTGTAATTAGATGTGACATAAAAGTCAAGAGGTTTTTGAAAAAAATTTCCGCTATGCCGAAACATAGCGGAAGGTGGGCTATCTCTTTACTGCTCGGATGGGTCCTGCTTCATGCCTTGACGAATCAACCGTTTTATTTCGGTCTGCTTTTGCTTTCCGTCAATAGCCCGCAAAATGTCGGCATCTGTTCCCCTGTTCAGCTTCAGGCTAACATAAACTGCCGTTCTTGCATCATACCGCTCTTTGGCGGTGGTCTCACCCCTTTTTGGTGTGGGGCCGGTTTCCCGGCCCCTGTCCTTCTTCATCAAGATTGCTCCAGACCCTTGACGTATGCCGCCAACAGTTCTTTCAGTTCTTCCGTGGTATACGTTTTGTTCGGATTCTTTTCAATAATTTGAATCAAATCATACACCGTGGATTTCTGGAACATGAGAATCTCCTTTTCAGTAGACATTTTCGGAACCTCCTTTCTTTTGGATGGTTCCATTATAACATGGGTGGCACCCATAGTCAAGAGGTTTTTCAGAAATTTTTCCGCTACCTCATATGAAGTTGTCAAGGTGCAATATGTCAGGTGCTGTTATGTCGGAAGCCTCGTTTCAATGACATCGGCCTTCATGACCTGAATACCGGAGGGTCCTGGTGCCAAAACCGGCTTAGACTGAACGAGATAGACCGCCGCATCATCATCTACGCGGCGCAGATAGGTCCCCAGCTTAACCGGCGTTCCAGCCGGGAATAAAGCATTGTGGATCACCTCAATTTTCTGGGCCTGGGCAATCATGCGCTGTGTTTGGGTTGGGTCATCCAGTGCCATTTCTACGGTGCCGCCAGGCGTCCAGCCGGTTACCCAACCTCCCTCTGGATCATCAACCGTAGTTTGATTCATAATGGTGTATTTCTTGTAGAAGGAATTCAAAAGGCTCATATCATATCTCCCTCAACTTCCTGTATGGATTCAGCCGCGCCCGAAACGCCGCTTGCCATCCGCCAGCGCCACCATTTTCGTTTGCGCCGCCGTTCTTTGTGTAGCTGTAGCCGCCAAAGCTTTCACTGGTATATGGGCTGTCAACAATCTCTCCAAATTTCTCTTGCCATTTGGCAATCTCTTTGGATAGCTCCACCACTGCTTTCGGAACCGCCAGCGACCAGATGGATCCATCAAAGGTCTCATCCTCCATCGCCTCCATATCTTGTCCATAGCGGTGCAGTCCGTCATTGAACACGCTGCCCATGATGCGGAAATACTGTCCATCGCGGAGGAAGGGCAGCGAGATGCCGCCGTTCTCAATGGTGTAAGCGCCGGGGTAAATGTCCACCTGAAACCAGTTGTGGATGTGCGTCAAAACCTGTTCCAGCATCACGCCGCCCTCCTTCTATCACTTACTTGCAGTCCTTGCAGGTGCAGACTGGGCAGACGCTCCGGAAGTGGAACCGATCGTGCCTTTTACAACGCCCTCCGCATACTCCACCAGCAGCTGGATGCCGCTCATAACCAGGCTCTCGATTTGTGCCCGCTCCTCGTTGCGGTAGCCGCTGTTGATGCCGACCAGGCCAAGATCGTCAGCCGTCAGGCCGAATGCTCTCGCCACATCGCCGTTCATGGTCAGATAGTACATGATGAAGTTTTCCTTCGCCGTGGCCACGAAGGTTCCCTTCGTAACGCGGGAGGAGACAATCACAGTGCCCAGGCCCAGAAAGTCCTCGATGTAGTTCATGCCGAATGCGGTCTGCGTGGTAATGTTTGCGTTCGCCAGGTATTCCGAGACGTCCAGCGGGTTCAGGAAATATACCGCCTGCGTGGTGTCATCCTCAAACTTCACCTGGAGCTGGCCCCACGCGGCGGCAAGCGCGGCCTGGAGGCCGGTTCCGGTAACGGGGGTGGAATTGGTGATTGCGCCATTCAAGAAGTCGAACAGGCTTTTACGGACGCTCACTTGTACGTCCCTCAGCAGGGCGGTGTCTGTGTCTCGGACGGCGGCGTTGTAGCCGGACTTCTTGATCGCCTCCGCGCTGGCCGCTTTGCGCCACTTCTTTAGGCTGATTTCGCCAACGGGCGTTTTTTCGGTCTTGTAATCACTCAGAGGGATAATCTCACCCTCTGCCACATTTCCGTCCTGAAGTTCGCCAGTGGTGGTGTAGTAGTACATGGTTGTCCCCTCCATCATGGGGATCCTCCGAGTGACGCCTAGAACTTCCAGCAGCTTTGCCAAGCTGTTGTGCTGGAACTGGCGGACGAAATCCACCTCTCGAATTTTCTTCATCTTGTCCTGAGTAATCAGGTTGGTTTCAGCAGTCGTTTCTACAGTTGCCATAATGTTCTCCTTTCGTTAAATGCCAAAAAGCTCGCTGTGTTCAGCCATTGCTTTCTGCCTCGCTTCGGTATCTTTAATTTTGTCGATTTCTTCAACGGTCATCGTGTGACCTCCGGTGTTGACGGGAGGCTTCGGCGTCACAGCGCCCTTAATCTCCGTGGTTTCAATGAAGTCCGCCCACTCCTCCTTGATGGACTTTGTGCGATCCTTCGCATCGGCGATCTCTCCCTTTTCGTTGAGTTCCACGCCGTCCACATCGCTGACCTTTAGAACGGCATCAATGCGCTTCTCGCTGATCCCCGCCGCTTTCAGGAGCGCCCGGTAAGCGGTTTCCTTTGCCGCACGACTCTCCTTCTTGGCTTGGTCGGCCTTAAAATTTGCAAGGTCCTGCTTTGCTGCTTCATACTTGACCTTCCACTTGTCGGCGGTCGTTTCGCTGTCTTCGGCGGTCTGCAACTTTCCTGTGAGTTCGTCAATTTCGTCCAGTTTGGCCTTGTACCGGGCTTTCTCAACAAACTCATTTCCTACGGTCGTGCTGATAGCCTTTACCAACTTCGCGATAGCGTCAGCGGGGATGCTTCCATCCTCGCCAGTGTGGGTCTTGATGATGCTTTCAAAATCTGCCATGTTTTACATCCTTTCTCGCTGTTACGGGTGCTGCCCTAGAATGTGTTGTATAAAACCGCTTTCCTTTGCGGGTTTTACCAAAAGAAAAAGCGTGAACAAACACTCCATTTCTGGAATGAATGTCCACGCTCAGTCCTTATGCTCAGCTTTGTGGATAATGATTTATGCTGCAATTTGTTTCAGAGAATTGTTTTGCTGAATGAATGATTTTACTTTTTCGTATTCCCAGCCGCAGTCAACAAGGCCGCTCACAAGGCATTCCATTGACTGGATTGCCCGCAGTTCTTCCCGCGTGAAACAGTCCCGCAAGCTGTCCTTTTTCCCGATTCCGAACTTGTCCCGCAGTTTGTTCGCGTCCATGCCAAACAGGACTTTGTAAATGCAGTTAGTGTATGTGGAATAGGCATGCCCGTGCATCCGAACATCTTCCGTTGATTGCTGCAATGCTTTTGTAAGAGACTGCCGAACTGCAATTCCCTTCTCACGTTCAATCATCTTGCCTCGAAGGGCGGCTTCCATTGCGTTAAACTGGTTTATATATGCCTCTTTGAATTTCATTGCCAGTTCGCCGGTATAGCCCATTACTAGGAGGGTAAACCCGTCGCGGGTCATGACCACAGCTTCCTGTTTCCGGTTCATGGTGTCGGTGTAGGAGATCGGCTCAAAATTGAGCCGATTAAATTTCTCGCTGCATCCAAGCTCCCGAATGTCACGCAGGACGTTTTTGTGTTCTTTTCCAAACGTCTCCGCCACGTCCAGGCTGGTGCAGATAGCCCGCTCCTCACGTCCAAATTTTTTAATTTCCACTAACATTGAATCAATCCTTTCGGCTATTTTTCCCCGCCATTCTCTTTCGATGACTTTCCAGCCAAAGCAACCGCCGCGCCAAACAAGGAGCCTACGGCGAAAATCACCGCGCCTAAGATAAAATACCAGATCATTTGAACGAAACCTCCCAGCCTAGAAACTTCACGTCTTTCAGCTTTACGCTGGTGAAGGAGTGGGTAACTTGCTTCTCGCTGTCGTAGATAGAAAGATCATATTCAAAATACAAAATTGTTTTGTACTCAACTGCATTAAATTCCCTGGAAACTTTTCGCTTCAACTCCAATAGTTTCCCAGTAAATCCGTTGTATGTTACTTGCATGGGGGCCTCCTTTCATTTTGTTTTTTTCTTTTTCTTGTCGATTTTATCCAACTCTTCAAGAATTTTCTCATTATTGGATATCACGCTATCTAAACTATTGCAATGATACTCAAAAACATCGGACATTATAATTTTCAGTATGTTGGCCAAATGCGACTGGTTTATGAGTAGCCTTCTGATTATCTTATCCACTTCTCAATTCCCTCTCGATAATCCCCTTGTACTGCTGCACATGGGTCAAGCATTCCGCAGCGAATCCCGCAGAATGTCCCAATATTCCTGTGCGTGGTCAGCGACAGCGGGCTTGAGGTACGGCCTTGGTTTTTGCGGGTACGCCCGGTGCCAGTTCCCAAATTCGTCCTTATATACCCAGCTTGGCTTTGTGGTTCCGCCGCCTGTTGACGCATATCGGCCCGTGCCTAATTCGATGTGCGGACCGTGTTCAACGTTTGTCCCGACGTAAATAGCAACCACAGTGCACCACCTCATTCCTCTTTGACCATATAGGTTATACTGTTCCGCAACCGGCCCGTGTCAACGGCTTTTTGCCTTGTAATATTGTCTTTGGCATGGGTCACGGCCTTTTCGCCAATTGCCATTGCACCGCGCTCCACGGCGTTTTTGAGTGCGTCAAGCACCTCTTGGCTGTTGTCTTCAATGTGTACTGTAATGTGTTCCATATCACTCAACCCTTATATTGGCCCGCTTGCGTTGTTCCTCTGTTAGAGTTGATTTGAATCCTACGATTTCAACGCCGCAACTGCACCGGCAATTGTAGAGGTTCCAACCGCTTGCCCCCATACTCCCGTCACCAGGGAACATTAGTTCTTCACCTCCGACCGTAAAGGGCTTGTCATTGTCTACGGTCTGACCATCTGCCGAAGCGTGGTTGTGTCTTGTTCGATTATCTTGGGTTGCCATCCAGCGCTTTTGCAGAATGCACCCTTTTCCCTCTAATTCCTCCCGCGCCGCCTGCCTCCCTGCGTTTTCAGCCTGAGTAACGGCAGTACGAACCGCACGAATGGCACTGGTTTGGTTCATATCTGTTACCCTGTTCATCAATCTGCTCGCCATTTTATTGATGCTCTCGCCTTGCAATATCCCACTCGTGACAACAGATGTAATCTGACGCTTTCCATACTCCAAGTCAATCCCGCGATTGATCGCCCTATTTTTCGGATAATATGGCATGAGGTCCGGCTGTTCCATCAATAGCCGCTTTACCGTTTGTTCGTCAAACAAAACAAAGTCTATAGAATCAAGAGCACCGTCCGCTTGTTCCTTCACGTTCTGGATTGTATAGGCGTGATTCATGGCGTAGATTTTCGGCATATCATCGTTTATGTATGCCGCCGCGACCTCATTCGCTCTGGTATACCGTTCCGCCAACCTGTCCCGCAGTGCTTTGAACCGATTCCCGCGCCCGATCTGGGCAAGCCTCCATTGTTTGTAGTCCTCTACTGTGTATTCTCTTCCGTTTACAACGGTTCCAATCAAGGATTTTTGCTCGGCATCACGATTTTTGAATTTCTCAAAGTAGGCGTCGATCTTCTCTTGCATCTCTTCAGCGGCCTTCTTGTATTCGGCTGCTATACGGCGCTCCAGGGCGGCAAGCTCTTTGTCGGTGAGCTGGTGGGCTTCATCAACCTTCTCAATCATTCCTCACCTCTTACCATTGACAACGATTTCAGTATCTTTCTTACGGACTTATTTTCCGCATCAATCATATTGCCGGTTTCTTTCATCTCAGATACATCCTCATCTTTTTGGTCATTATCTACGTTGTTAAATTTATTCAAATCTTCCGCCGTTTTCTTCTTCAAAATATCTTCTGTCATATCAGCATCGCCCCAAATAGTTAGGAGCTTCTTGGTTATGTACTCTGGCGTCATATACTCCGCACCCATTAAAACAACTTGGGTCTCCTCTGATTTATTTATAATTTTGTCTCGGGTGTAGGATGGTTTGTCATCAATACCAGCCAGATTCAGAATCCCATTGATAAATTTGGTGACCTGTCGCTCAAATTTGTTGGTCTTGAGGTCAAGTGGTTCATAGGTAGCCCATATGGCTGTAGCGGTTTGGTTCCCTGCTGTCACTGCCGCCGCGTTAAACATCTGGAAGTCCTCATATAGATGCGCTTTCAAAGTTTCACTCCCTGTAACCGTCCCGTCAACCGGGGATTCAATTGAATGGGGAGTAACAGATGTTTCGTTATCATCAGTATGGACTATATGCAGCGTCCGCAATCGATCAAGAAATTTCACATCATCAATATCACTCATCCCTCCGCAGTTAGAGAGAACCCAAAATATCAAATTCCCCTCATCTATATTGTTGACCATGTTGGAATTTACAAGGTCATATGCGTCAAGCGTATTCCTCTTGCCGCAAAGGGAAGAACGACACTGTTTGTTATTTTGTAATGGAATGATCGGAAAATATGGGTAATTATCACCATCATAAATCTGCACACCATCTACAACAGACTTTTTTACAAATTCCCGATATTTCCGTTTTTCTGCTATCTGTACCATGTCTTCACCGCGCCGGTGGATATAATCCGTGTAACCGTCCAGCTCATACAATGTAGCTCGAAATGGTTTATCATCTGCCACTTGCCAAAAACGGATGCCGGACATTAATGCTCCGTTTTCCTCATCGTAAAGCGGCACAAATTCGGTAACCTCGAAAACATCCACGTGATCCATGTTCCAAAACCCAAAGGCAACACCGCCGATCTGTGCGTATTCCGCTGCATAACTCACCTGTTGATCGAAAGGAATATCCTGTGTCCCGAGCTTGTCCTTTGTCGCGACATCGTTGAACGTGACTCCGTTCCCCAAGAGGTATCCCGTCTGCTGGTCTACGTTCCGTGTAAAAAAACTGCTCTTGATTTTGTGGTTTGCCGTGTACATGTCCACATGGGCGCGTCCTTGCAAGTCGTAAATGACTTTCTCGTACCTGGTAATGGTCGGGTTTTCCCCTTCATAGTACAGACGGGCGTCAACAGCGGTTTTGTATAGCGGGCTGGACTTGTGCTCATTTACCGCCGAACGGATGAATTCCATGCGCAAGCTTTCATCCTGCCCGCAAGCAACCAAATCCTGGTATGTCTTCAATTCGGCGGCTCACCTCCTGTCATCTGTAGTAAAGCGTTACCCTTCTTTTCGCACAATGCAAAAAGATGTTTTTCCAGTGTTCGATCATATTATAAGGCTTCATTACAATGTAATTATGGCCTTGCATATCCATATGAATGTCTTTTATGGCGTTGTAAATTTTGCGGCATTCTTGCGGAGTAAACTTCCCATCGCAATCAGAATGGAAAAGTAGCAAATCCAAATCATCATCGCATAGCTCGTTCCATCGTCTCTCCTGTTGTTCAGTCAAGTTGTTTCCGCTACACATGCTCTCGAACATTTTCCCGATTTCCTCATTATAGGTGTGTGCCAAGTTTCGGAGAAACAGATTGTATGTTAAATATCCATAGTAAAATTCTGTTTCTTCGGTCATCTCGGGGATGTAGTCGTCATGCCCACAAGTGGGCACACCCAACTCTAAGAGGTATTTTTCAACTCGTTCCCAGCGGACAACCTCATTTCCACTTTCTGCGATTCTGGTAAACCCAAGCCCACGGGCCACGGTCTCCAGTTTGAGGTATGCGGTTCCGTTCTTCTCGTAGCACTCGATCCCCTCAATAGTCATAATTTGCAGTTCATTCATGTTATGATCTCCTCTTATTTTTCTCACCCTAGCTACGGCGGCGGTTATTGCGGCACCTTTTTCCCGTGTTTGCAAAAATCGTCTTCCTCTACCGATATTATAGCGCCCTCTCTACCACACGCATAATACATAAATGGAAATCTTCCATAAAGGCGGTAATGAGCACAGTCTTTACAGCGTATAACTGATACAGCATCAACAGTCGGCGCATTTGCTATATCATCCACAAATTCTCTGTAAATCTGGCGAAATGGCGTATTGGCATTTTTATACCTTGTTTCCGCTTTATCGTACAGTTCATCGGCGTCAATTAGTCGCATTGCTCATCCTCCTAATCAAAAATAGGCCTGTATTTTTTCTTGTTGGCCCGCCGGACCAGGTGCAGGGTCTTGACCAGGTAGTGGGTGGCGTCCAGGCAATTATGCGCGATAACGCCCCCGTTGACGGAGAAGTTGTGGTATTCGTCCACTTCCATGTTGTAGACTGTCTTACGCCCTATAGGCTTTACCGACTTTATTTTTACGAACCATATTCCGGCACTCTCTTGAGCAGAATGATTTTGTCGAATATTTATTCGCAATGAATCCTTTTCCACATAAAGAGCAAGTTCTGGTTTCATTATCAACACCGCTTCTCCTTCTCGCAGCAGCTTTACAATTATTTGAGCAGAACTTATTCATTCCGAGCGGTTTTTTCCAAAAATGTTTTCCACAATTCTCGCAAATATATTCTCTCTTCTCTAAAGATGAAGTTGTTATTTTGGCATGTTCCGAATGCCATTTCTTTCCTTCTTCACTACTATGCCATTCAGCCGCTTTTGGGACTGCGTATTCCATCAAATTTTTAACAACATCATCGTAGAATCTCTCCGAATGTTCCGTACCATGAAGTGAAAGATGATCGAATTGCAAAATGCACTCCAAATTTTCTATATCATTATGGCTCTTATCCTTGTCCTTATGATGGATGTGGTATCCATTAGAAACAGGCCCATTGAAATATCTCCAAACATAAACATGCAGACGCTCTCTTTTACCCTGATATGTTGGCTTGTTTGCAAGATAGTATCCCGTTCTCGCATCCTGTCTGAATTTGTATCCATCAAAGAATGCTGTTTTCTTGTCCTGACTGTACTTTACTTTCATTTTCATAACCTCCAATACACGCAATCTCATCATCCGTGCGCAGGTCTTTTCTTTGCACTCAGCCCAGCCGTGTGAGTATCGGGTGGTCTGCCGTTGCCTTGACGATCCGGCCATCGGTAAGCGTTACCCATACAGCGGCGTATATGGTGTTTCTACCGCTTTAATCAATTTCTGATAATACACTTCTATGGCGTACTCGAACGCATCGAGCGAATCAATATCGCTTGTTCCATCGTCCAGCCGCACATCATCATAGCTTTTCGGGTCATAAACGGCGGTCTGGAACGCATCTATCATGTGTTTGCATTTTCTGGAAACAAACAAACGCTTTTGCTTCATTAATCGAATGGTCAACTTAATGCGGTTGTTTATCTCCATTTTCTTTGCGTTCAAAACTGTTGTTCTCAGGCTCTTTCGTCTTACCGAATTCTGCAAACCTCGGATAAGCACCGATTCCTCATTGTCGGCACGGGTCTGAGATTCACCATAGGTTTCCTGGACGCGCTCCACAAAATCGCAGAACTCCTGGTCTAGCTTGTCAGGGTCGAGGTCATTACTGTCAATGTGTTCTTCGTCCAGAACGATCACAATATAGTCATAGGTGATTCCAACTGCCTTGAATGAAGTGTGAGATTTCGTGCCACCAAAATCAACGCCAATCATGATCTTATAAAATCGTTTGCTATGTTCACGGCACCACTGCACGGGATCGTCAATTAAAAATTCTTCTGTATGACCAGCAAAATACTGATAAATAAGTCCTTCAGCCGCACACCTCTCCCCAAGGATATCCCGCCGATACCAAACGCTGTTAGGATCATACTGAGCCTTGATTTCCTCGCGGCGTTCATCGTTGATAGATAGGTTGTCGTCAATCGTGAAGTGCTCGTATAGATAGCCAGGCTGGTTAGTTTCAGCGTAGTGGTCTATGTAATCATTGTAGATACGGTGATTTGGATTGCATGGGTTGAGGTCCCAAAGGACGAGCCTGTCCTTCGCTGCGATCTGACGTCCAAAGGCTACCTTGATAAAGCTCTCTCGGCTGTCGTCGCTGTCGTAATGCTCGTTGATTTCTGTGGCGATCCACAAACCATAACTGTTGCCCAAAATGCGCTTGTAGCTGTCAGCCTTTCCGCCGCCGGCGAATACCACAACCTTTTCGCCGGTCTGCGTGTAGAGGAAAAGCGCCTCATTATCCCGGTACTTACCCCACTTGCATCGTCCACGGAAAAGAGCTTCCAGACCAAAGCCGTTGCATACGCCGATGTTCAGTTTCGCGTTTCCGATGGTCGAGCCGGACGCAAGGTGAATCCTGTCCCGGCACAGCTCCAGGTGCGCGGCGGCGATAATGCAGTGGTCAATGGTCTTGCCGGATCGGATTGCGCCTTCCGCCACGCAGATACGGCTTTTCAGGGCGTTGTGGATATAATGTTTGTGCTTGTCCGAAAAGTCAGACCAGGGGATGGTTTGGGTTAGAATCATAGCTTAAACGATAGAGGTCTCGACATTACCTACCCAAAAATTCCAGCCGGTAATAGCCTTTTCTTTTGTGTCAAACAGCCCTATGTTGTGCAAATGCCCATTTTTATTGCACTCCACTCCAAATCCCAAGGGTGTCTCCACAACGTGCGCCCCACAATGGCAAAACGGGCAATCTTCCATTTTTAACATCTTCTCACACCCTCAATTTCTCCGCCAGCGCTGTCAAATCCTCCACGGCGGTCTGTTGTTTATCTTGATGCTCCCAAGTGCCTAGGTGTTTGCCCAACAGCTCCAGAGCCTTTATTTTGTCCGCCATCTTGTATTTTTTGATAAAACCGACATAGTTCCCGTCGCTATCAGATACATCTTGCACATCCAGGCCAACTAGGGCGGCGGCGGCATCATCGTCCAGCTTTGATATATCCAGCGGCTTTCCGTCCTTGTCGAACAGCTTTCGGATATCGAAAAAGCCCAGTTTGGCAAGCTCCTGGATAACCATGTCCTGGGTGATCTCCGTTCGCTGGCTACGGGCTTGCTTAGCTTCTTGGATTGCGGACTGAATTTCAGGTTTGTTCAAGTTTTCCAGTCCAATGGAGTATGCAGTTTTTTCGCTATATCCAGCCCGTTTCGCGGCAGCGGTGGCATTCAAATCCACAAGATATTCCTGCACAAATCGTTCCTGCTTCGGTGTTAATTTCATAACAAGCCACCACCTATCAGTTAAAATCTATCCCATAAAATTGCAGCAGCATCCTGCATAATAGTATGGCGTGTAATATCCTTTGGACTGCACGCAGATTGTGTTCTGCGCCATCAACGCATCTATCTTTTCCTTTGTACACTGCATTTGCTCAAATAGCAAATTTCCAGTCTGTATGGGCTGAATATTCTGGAGTGGTTGATAAACCACGTTTTCAGAAAATGGATTTTCTTTCTTCCTACGCACCCACTCCGTCGTCCCATCCTCATTAAGTCGCAACCCGTCAAGTCCCCACCACAGAATGATAGTTTTATCTATGGGTTCCTGATGTTCTAGAATGTCAAGTGCAGTTTGTTCGGTTCGGTCGAAATACTCAGAAATGGAATACGTTTTGGCCAATTCTATTTGGTCCTTCTCGAATGTCTGCTCATTCTTATGCAAAATAAGTGGCCACAAGGCATAAATTATCATAGCCATTACGAAGAGGGATATCAAAATTAACCCTGGAATCTTGACCGCATATCCGGCCAAATCGTAAAGAACGCCAGCAACCACGGCGAAAAGCACGGTCACACCAAACAGAAGAAAGAGTATTGGAGCAAGTAGCTTGACGTTTTCAAATGTATCCCTATCCATCGGGCACCCGCAGCCTTTACTCGGGTCTCTCCCAGATCGAATCTCATTCTGCCACCAGATTTCCTCTGCTCTTTGGTCTTCCAATAGTTTCCGCCCCCCAAATCCATTCCATAAAATTTTAGCAACTAACCAGCCAAGGAGAGAATTTTTGCATCTTATCAAACCAAGATTCGGCTGGCAACTTATTTGTATCACACAAAGCTTCTATTGCGTCATTTTTCCCTTTGTTTATCTTCTGTATGGCACGCAACAATGATTTGTATTCTGCTCTGTCATAAGATACTGCTTTCATTTCCGTCTTTATCGATTGCAGCAGAAATTCAATAATTTCAAACTGCTTTTCGCCTTTAATAATCATTTCAAGCGCAATCTGGATTTGCTCATTTTCGGAAGGAGTCATATTTTCCACCCACAAAAATCATGTATCGAAAATCGCTCTCTTTCCATAGCCCCTAGAAATATATATTTATATATATTTCAGGGGCGTATGGAAAGTAGAACACCTTACCAGCTTCTAGTGTTTGCATTTGGCACGGACGGAAAGGAATCGAACCCACCACAAGCGGTTTTGGAGACCGCCTCGCCACCTTGGTACATGCGCCCGTATATAAATGCGGCTTTGTTTCACCCGCCTGTGTGACACCAGGCACCTCATATGAGGAATTTACTCCATGGAAGAGCTGGTACAGCCCCCGGCTCCTGCGCTTGGTGGCTGCATATGTGTGCGGGCGGGGATTTGCACCCCGCATGACCAAATCACGAGACTGGTCTTACTTTGTAAGCGTCTACTATTGCGGCCAACACGACCGCTTTACCACCAATAAGGTGTCTATTCCGCCACCGCACATTCTGAGCTACAGCGTCATATATTTCTTGGTACTGCTGACGGGAATTGAACCCGCACTCGTTTCCTAAGCATGACGATCAAGGATAACCCGCTTCCCTACACGTTTCAGTCGGCTGGAACCTCCCCAGCGTCGGCGTCTATGCCTTTCGGTGCTTCTGGAACCTCTCGTCTGCGACTGGTATCCGTTTTACCACGCTCTATCCATTTGAGCTACAGCAGCATATTTTCCCCACCCAGGGCAGCGAACTGAAGCTCACCGCCCCTTTGGGGGATTGTAATGGAGGACACGCTTCTATTATCGCATATATTTTTAAATGCGTGGGGCAAACTTGCCCCAATTTTAATAATTTGTTCTTCCCAAAAGATAATCCACACTGACGTTGAAATAGTCAGCTATTAAAATCAAGGAATCTACATTGGGTTTTGTTTCTCCACTCTCATATCGTTTTATGGCGCTGTCTGGCAATCCGCATAATTCGGACAAAACTCTCATACTCTTATTCTGTTGCTCTCTTAGCTTTTTGAGCCGCTTAGGAAATTCATTTTCCTCGTAATTCATGTCAGCCTCCTTTCGGCTCCTTCACGGAGCAGAAATTAAGGGATCGCAGTAACGTCGTTAATCTTGCACAATTTACACGCCGCTTTCCACGCACGTTTCAGCTCCATAATTTCCTCCGGCATCAGCCCCGTGTCCTCGTAGGCTGCAAGACGGTCGATCGCTTTCTTAAGGCTGTAATCACAGCAAGGGCCGCCGTACACGCAGTCACAGCACAAACCCTCAACGGAATTTTCGGGTACTTGCTCAGCACGGAGGGCGGATATAGCAAAATCGAACGCTTCTATATATTGATTGAAAATCCCGTTATACAATTTTTCGCGATAGAAACACATCGCTTTTATAGCTTCTTCTCTGGTCATAAGCCCACCTCAAAACCAATAGATTTACTTCAGCTGAATGTGCATTGCCTCCGCTATTTCTTCAGCTGAGCAATAGTCTTTCAAATACTGAAAGAAACATTCCTCGTTAGGGCTGTGGATCATTCCTTCGTCTACACAAAAATGCAGGTCGTTCGCATAAATTTCATCTCCGCATACGATGCACCTTCCTATTTCTTGTGGTGCTTTAGGTTCCAATGAAAGCTCCGGTATGTTATTCATCTCTGTTTCCTTTCAAAAGCTCCTAAATCATTTGGGGCAATCTTTGCCGCAATTCCAGAATGAAACTGGCAGAGCATCCCCTCTACCCACTTTCCGGTATCCGTCCGCTTCCCGCGGAATATAATATCACGTTCCATTGCTATCCTCCGTTTCAATTGTAACCGTTACGCCTGGTTCGTTGGAATAACGCTTATCGATTTGTAAACCGGTTACATTTTTATCATCCGCAAAGGCAATTCCGTTGAGCGCATCCAGAATGATTTTGGCTATGTTATCAACGTCTGGCTTAACTGTCGGAAGCAGCTTCCCGCTTTCTGAGTCCTGCTTCTTCCACTTCGGCCAGCTTTTTGGGATAGGGCATCTCGCGTCAATGGAAATTTTTACGGGGCCATCAATTGCAACGCGTTTCCCATACGCTCTGATAAAACATGCCTTGGCAACGCTTTCATAGTTTGCTGTTTTACTTGGCGTATAGGGTTTCCCGTTCCGCGTGTAGCGTGGTCTCGCTTTCCCAACAGGTTCCCCAGGAATTTCAAAACGTAATTTCATTTTTCATATTTTTTCAGCATAGCTTTTTCCAATTTACAGATGATATCCCCTCCATAAGAATGCTTTGTCAAATCAATAAACTGCTTTACCGTCATCTTTCCGCATTCTAAATCAATTCCATGCTGCAAGGCAAAATTTTTTCTTCCCATTTCGCAACTCCCGGTCAGACGATGGTGCCAATCATACAGGTCTCTCGTTGCGTATTTTACTCCAAATTTATGCTCAGAGATAAAAGCGTCAATTCTTTCATCCTCTGTCATATTTTGAAAGACTTTCTCTTTCGCTGATTTCATTGCCGCACGTAACGTTTCCCCATGTGAAAACATCCCATCCAATTTTACAATCCAACACGAAACTGTTGTAAAGTCTTGATTTAAAATTAATCCCTTTGCTACATTGCCTTTAATTTGTTTCAAAATAGTGGATATTCCATCTATCTGAAATACTTGTTCTCCGCAAAACTTTCCTATTCTGGACCCGGACCCGGACCCGTCCCCGGACCCGTCCCCGGACCCGTACCCGGACCCGTACCCGGACCCGGACCCAGACCTGCACCCTTACGTTCACTCTTACATTCCCTCGCT